TTGGTATTCAGAGTCAGGTTCACTGTCAGGCAGATAATAAATATTATCACCTTCAGCTTCTATGACGTTTAATTTTCCCATTCTTCCATGGAAATAGTCGATGTATAGCCCACCACCTTGCATATTAAGACAGCCATACGATTCAATATCATTTGAATCATAATTTTTGTTCTCGAAATGCAATATTCCCATTCCAACAGGAATAGATGCATTTACTGCATTTGCAGCTAATCGAAGTAATTGTTCTTTTGTTAATTTTGCCTTCATCACATCACCTTTATGATATTTGCAGAACGAGCGAACTCAAGTGCATCATCACGATGCACTTTTGCAATACTCAGGTCTTTGAATATATGAGCTTCAGATTCACGATGAGTGAATTGAAGTGGCTTGTTGCCAATGGCAGGGGAAGCAATGAACACAGTATTGCCGAGTTCTTTTGCTTTACGAACTTCATTACATTGTACGATACATGCAGTCATGATATTTACCTTTTGGTTGATATTAATTACACTTTACGATTGAAATATTCATCTGGAATAAAACAAAACTCCCAGTAGTTAACCATTCCTATAAATTCACCTTTATAGTAAACTATATAATCAGGTGCATAAGGAAATGACTTGAAAGTAAATGTTCTTTTCACTATTAATTTTCTCCACGTTGTCTAGTCGGTTGGGGTTAAGGTCGTTCACCAATTAATTAACCTTAACACAGCCATCTTACTCCAATTTAACTGTTAAGTCTATATCTCTTTTGGGATATATAAGAAAAATTTATATCGGTATAAGAAAATTTTATTAGACTTCCACCTTATAATGGAGTATGCTACTAGGTTGGGATTCCACGTCAAAACATTGGGGCAATAATGCTAATAACGAACTTCCATGGCAATCAAAGGAATGCCGAAAATGGAATTGTAAGGGAACTATCATTTGAGGAATTATCAACACAATTTAGTGTACCAATTAAAGGCAATAAACACATAGGTTACTTTGTAAGGGGCAAATTAGAACCACCAGAGCGCAAAGATGTAAACTTAGCTTCCGCTGACCTCCTTGTCATAGATGGAGATCGCACTTCAACAGATGAATCAAGCTGTTGTCCACCCATAGATGTCAATATAGCACTGACTGAAATGGGCATTAATCATTTCATATATACTACACATAGCCATTCATTTGAAAAGAACAAGTTTCGTGTAGTCATTCCATGTAAAATAAGCTGCAAAGAAAATCTTAAGCCTACTGTCAAGAAGATTTTGGCAGAGCTAAAGAAGCATGATGTAGATATTGCTTATGTAAAAGAAATGGGAGTATGGAGTCAGCCTTGGTTTATACCTAGTAGGGATGATCCAGCTGATAATTATTTTGAGCACTATGAATATTTAGAGGGCAAAGATTATGAGGAAGTTAAAGCAAAGGCTAGGGACAATCAGCTACAAGGAAACAAAATCAACATTTCTTCGAGCAATAGTGGTAGCAATACTAATGACTCTAATAATAATGCTACTGGGAGCGATTCAGAGTCTATATCAACAATTATAACTACAATAACAAACGGTTCAACAGGTTTGCATGATGCAATCAATAAGTATTCATATATGCAAATCAAGGATGGCATAGCTCCTAAAGTTGTAATAGAGACACTCAGAGGACTAATGACTGCTTGTCCTAAGCGTGATGAGAGATGGCAAGACAGATATGATGATATTGAACGATCTGTTCAAGGTGCAATAGATAGAATCAAAGTTGAAAAGGTTGAATTAAATAAGGTTGACGTGGGAGATATCAAGGATGATGGCATGGAAGCGCGAACAGAAATGCCTTGGCCACCTGGTTTATTAGGTGAGTTGGCTGAGGATGCTTACAATATGCAAATATATCAATACAAAGAGGTAGCAATTGTAAGTGCAATAGGTCTTATTGCAGGAATAGCAGGTAGAAAATTTAATGTAAGTAATACTGGATTAAATGTATATCTGACATTAATCATGGACACTGGTATGGGCAAGGATAGCATTGTCAAATTCATATCTAGTGTACTTATGAACGTCATGGAAGACGGTGATACAACAATACAACCATCATTCCTTGGCAAGAGTAAATTCACTGGATCCAAGGCAATTGTTAATAGGATGAAAAATGCTCTCTCACAAATTAGCGTATTCACTGAAGCTGGCTTACTTCTTAAAACAAAATCCGGAGATCAATCTGGATTATTACGTGCCTTGCTTGACTTATATACCAAGTCAGGTGAAAATGATGTGTTTATCGGAGCAGAGTACTCTGATGAAGACAAGTCTGTACCAAATCTTCGAGCACCAGCGCTCAGTATTATAAATGAATCAACTGCTGACATACTACAAGAAGCATTTAGGGAAAACAATAGTATTGATTCAGGACATTTACCAAGGCAATCCATATATAGGGTTATTGGGGATAAGCCTTATCGCAATTGGACTGGTGGTGGCTTTCATGTACGTGATGAATGTATAAAGAAGTTGCGTAATCTTGTAATGAAATGTGGAAAGGTACAGGCTCAGGCACATCCAAAAGCTTGGCACTTTACTTTTGCAGAAGGCATCCGACAGCGGGCAATGAAGCTTGAGGAATACTTTACAGATGAGTATAACAAGAATCGAACTGTAAACAATACACGCGCTAATATGGCATCACGAATGCCACTAAAGGCTTTAAAGTTTGCTGCTATTGCATCAGTATTTAATCACCATGATTTGGAAATAAGAGAGACAGAGTGGGAATGGGCTGAGGCAATGGTCCATTATGAATACAATGGCGTAGACAATTTCTTTATGTCAACTGGTACTGGTGAGATGTATGATCTTATCAGATATATAGTTGGCCCAGTAATTGTGAAAATGCTTAAAGGTGAATATAAGAGCAGAAAGACAGGATTAAGTTCACGTGATCGCAAGATGGGACTTATTCCGCTCAGCGTGCTCAGCTTCAATCTTAAGAACAATTCACATGTTAAGAAATTGGACGATGATACTAAGAACAGGACTAATCCAAAGACAGGTATACAGAAATGTGTTGATTATATGTATGGACATGACTTTCTTAGAAAGGTAGATGATCCATATAGCAATCGCACACGAGTATATATGGTAACAGAATCATTCAAAGCAATGATGGTTGATTATGAATAGGAGAGTTAATATGAAGTTTATTAAATCAATTATATCTTGGTTCATCAAACTGTTCGAGCCTCCAATATGCCAAAAGTGTAAAGTGGGAAAATTGCGCCACGATCGTATTGAATGGCATCGCTTTGGAGATTATAATGTATACAAGTGTGATCACTGTGGAGCAGAATGGTTATGAAGAAGATAGCAGTAGTCGGACCACGTCGCTCATACAACGCATTCATTGATATTGTTGATCCGCGTGATCGTGAGCACTTTAAGCACATCAGCAGACATAATGACTTTGTTGGGCAAGAGTTCCAGAGAGTCATAAGATTGTATGGTGCTGATAATGATTTATATATGCTAGTATTGGCTATGGTGAGATAATGCATCTAATAAATATATGTCATATAGGTAGTCAAACATCTACCTGTGGCTACCCTAATCCTACCTTGTTTTCTACTGAGAAAACATAGGGGAATCAAAGACTTAGGGCGATTTTTTTACGATTTTTCGGGTACCCTGTGGGCCTGGGCGTACCGTATAGGGTCAAGCCTACCTCGTATTTGCATCGTCCTAAGTTATTGATTTATATATGATTATTAGGTAGTATTTAAGGTAGAATTGAGGTAGAATTTGGGTAGGAACTTTAGACATGATAGACGAATTTGAGCTGTATTTACCGTGGCCGCCGACCATCAATGACTATTATGGTCATCGAGCCGCCAAGAAGCGGATAATCCCATACATCAAAGCGACTGGCAAACGCTACCGTGAGCTGGTTGAGGAGGCCATAGTACAGCAGGTTGGCTATCCGCGCATTGATTGGGAGATGTTTGTTGAGGTCACTTTATACCCGCCGGATGCCAGGCGCCGTGACTTGGACAACTACATGAAAGCCCTATTGGATGCTTGTACACAAGCAAAGCTCTGGGATGATGACTCGTTGATTAATCAGCTGCACCTATACCGTGGACAAGTTGCCCGTGGCGGTTCTATCTATATGGAAATCAATCCAGCGGGACCAGTGATGCCATTGGCCAGTGGATCGTAGGCAAAAGAAAGCCCACCGCTGAGGGTGGGCTTTCAGTCAGTTGGTTGGTTGGTTTATGGTGTCATGATTGATGTGCCTGCCTCATCAGCGCACATGGCCAGTAAGCCATCGAAGTCTTCATCTTGGCCAAGCAGACCAGCAATCATCTTCACCGACTCAAGTGGCAGCCCGTATGTCTCTGCCACCCAGTCAAGATAGTCATCGCGGTCAATGAAGTCATAGTCTTCATAAATAGTTTTTGGTTCATCAGGTCTCATGTTAGTCTCCATTGGCCTGCGAATTTGGCCTTGTTGAGTTGGACAGAACGGCGCTCAATGCCTTCATCGATGCCATAGTTGATAGGCACTTCTGCCAGATACCATGTAACATCCTTTTCGGCATTTTTGCGTTTTCTGAATTCTCTTGCTTGCTTTATATCAGCAAAGCCAAATGAGCGGTGGTCAGTGGTGTAAACAAGATATATCATAGTAGTCTCCAGTTGTGGCGCGTCCCTGCGCCGTGGTTGAGGTGGATTAGGCCCCGTACTTCTCGTGCATCCTGTTGGAGAAGCGCATCACGTTGAGGTAGTGGTTCCGCTGCCTCCAGCTGTTATCGCTGCCGTGCTCCTTGATGTATGCCTCAGCCTCATCCTGTGTCTTCACGCCGTCCTCCAGCCACTCATAGAACTGAGCGGTGAACCCGGTGCGTACCGTCTGCATACCGTTGTCCTTCAGATACTTGGCGAAGACAGCCGCTGCCTTGTTGAAGGACAGCGCATGGTCAGTGACCAGTGCAACCTTGATGTTGTCCGGTTCCACTCCAGCCTCCAGCTGGGCAGCGATGAACTGTTCAACGGTCTGTTCTTTCGTATTGGTCTTGCGAGTAGCCATGTCTATTACCTCTGTTGTTTAGGGTTATATCGGCTGGGCTTATTCCCTAACCGATAGATATATTGTAGCCCACCTAAGCTCGGAAGTCTACACTATTTTATATCTATAATGGGATATATTAATCGAATATCCCAAACGGGATATACCGAACACACCGACCCAACCGGATAAACCGCACTTATCGCACCATAAGTATTGTTTATGGCTTCTGCGCGGCGTCAGCACAGGGGTGGGGAGGGGCACACCAAAAAGAATTCTTTTCCCTTACCTCCTGCCTTGCTGGCATGAGTGCCCACCATCCTGCACGCTAGCAATCATATAATAATTTTGCAAAATTTTTAAAATTTTAAAACAGTTTCTTAGGACATAGGATATAGAAATATTTGTAGACTTTTGACTCTATATACGCTAGGCTACTTCATAACTGGAGTGCAATATTTAGGATTTACACGTGGCCAGAGAAGCATTTTTTCGCAAGTTTGAAGAAACAGAAAATCTCACTGAAGAAATGCTTCTTGAGATTGAAGATTTCGCTCGTGGCATGGAATTAGATGAAATATATGAATATTTCGGTATAGATGATCCTGAAGAATTCACAGAAGATGAACGAAAGTGGATTGACAAGACCTTCAAGCGCGGACGTGCAAAGGGCAAAAAGGCTGCTGTAGACTCATTGTTTGAGACTATGAAAACTCGAGGTGGCCAAAACGCTTCACTTCCATATCTTAAAGCGTTTGCAGAAGAGTTCAAGAATTCAGATGAGCCGTTGCAGAATGGTGATGTATTAATATTCAGGGCAAACAAATGAATGAGATGAAATCAATTGATCAGAATTGGCTTGGCAAATTTATTGCCAATGCCTTATATTCTGGTCGTGATTTTACCAATAATGTTGGCTCATCTATGGCTAATGCTTTGGATACAGTTACCCCTGGAAAACTGCCAAGAACAGATTCTGGACTTGGTGATTTTATATTTGGTAAAGCTCCTGAATATGCTGAAGATCGTTCCTATGGAATGCGTGGTCCAATTTCAGATACTGGCAGTGGAACATTAGATAAGCGTTTGATTGATGTTGCTGGCCTTCCACTTCCTTATATGGCAGCTGGCATGGGCATGAAAGGATTAATAAAATCTGCAGTAAAGCCAAAAGCATCTTTTATTCCTCCTCAGGTTGCTTTAGAAAATCAGTCACGACGTGACTTTCTAAAGAATGCTGGAATGGCTACAGCTGGCGTAGCAATTGCTCCACATGTTGCACTTAAAGGTATTGAGAAGCTTGGAGCTAAACTTGCTCCTGATGTCGGTCGTGCTGCAACTACAACTGCAGCCAGAACAATTGGAACTGCATCTGTCCCTGCTGTACTTGGTAAAGCTATAGCATATTTCAGGGCATACCCACATTTGCTCCCATTGTTAAGAAAAGGTGGATTTAAAGAAGTTGATGACAATATTTGGCGCTTCAATGGTCCAGGCAATGATATTACTCCTGGGCTAAAAGGTTATGATGGACTGGATCATGAAATGGTATTAAAGCATTTCGATGCAGATGGCAAGTTTAAGAACGATATTGACAATTGGTCTGATTTTAATCCTGAATTAACACAACATCAAATTGATGCAGATTCACTAGATATTCTATATAGTAAATTTGAAACTCAAATGCATGATCCTGATTCAATTGCAGATTTTGCAGTTGCACATGGTGTATCACCACAAGATTTTGCAAATATTTTGTTAGAAAGAAAGACAATTACTAAAACTGAATATGATAGACTGATAAGCGAAATGCCAGATCATCAAACTGCATTGGAAAGATATGCAAAATCATTTTCTGAAATTGGTGATGATTTAGATTTTACGAAATCTGGTTATGAATATTATTCTCCAGATGTACCAATAGATTTTTGGAATAGTGAATGACTGAAATTGTCTACAACGCAGAACCAACTCCGAAGCAATTCCACGCGGATGATGGCTTTGTACGGGCAATTATGGGTCCAATTGGCTCAGGAAAATCAGTCGCATGTTGTTGGGAAATATTCTTTAAAGCAATAGATCAGGAACCTCATACAGATGGTGTCCGACGTTCACGTTGGGTAGTTATACGTAACACCTATCGTGAATTGTGGGATACCACTATGAATACATTCTTTGACTGGTTTCCTAAGGAAATGGGTGTATTTCTTACCAAAGATATGAAATGGACTTTGTATAAGCCGCTTGAGGATGGTACTGCTGTCTATCTCGAAGTTCTATTTCGTGCACTTGATAAACCAGATGATATCAAAAAGCTTCTGTCGTTAGAATTGACTGGAGGTTGGCTAAATGAAGCCAGAGAAATACCCAAAGCAGTCCTCGACATGCTCATTGGTCGACTCGGACGTTACCCATCCAAACGACTTGGTGGACCCTCCTGGTTTGGAGCAATTCTCGATACCAATCCACCAGATTCTGACCACTGGTGGTACAGGCTATTCGAGGAAAGCGCACCAGAAACATATTCACTCTTCAAACAACCATCTGGACTTTCACAGACCGCTGAAAATAAAATGAATTTGCCGCCTAAATATTATGAAAATATGATGGCAGGTAAAGATCCAGAATGGATTAATGTATATGTTCATGGCAACTATGGATTTGTATCTGATGGCAAGCCAATTTATCCAGAATACAACGACAATCTTCACTACACTAGCGAAGATTTGCCTTTACTTGGTGGTACTGTTTATGTGGGTATTGATTTTGGACTCACTCCATCTGCGATCATTGCTCAACGCACTGTTAAAGGCCAGTGGCAGTTCTTAGATGAATTAGTCACTGATGAAATGGGTGCCAAACGTTTTGCAAGAGAACTTAATCGTTTACTGCATGAACGCTATTGTGGCTGTAACTTAGAGATTTATGGTGACCCTGCAGGCGAGCAGCGGGCACAAACTGACGAGTCGACACCTTTTCAAATTCTTGCTGCTGAAAATATTGAAGCATGGCCTGCTCCAACGAATGATTTTACTATTCGTAGAGAAGCAGTTGCTGTCAATTTGGGCGGCCTGACAATGGATGGAAAGCCACAATACTTAATTGGCCCAAGGTGCCAAATGTATCGCAAAGCTCACGCAGGCGGATACAAGTATAAAAGACTTCAGATATCTGGCGGTGATCGTTTCCATGATAAACCAGATAAGAATCGTTATTCTCATCCTGCTGAAGCAGGACAGTATCTGCTTGTAGGTGCTGGCGAGGGAAATCGTGTTATTCAAAATGGTAATTGGGGTACTCAGTTAGATTACTCTGAACAGGATAAGGCTGCAATATGAGTGCTCAAATTTTCGATATGTCTGCATTAGATGACGATGAAGTAAATGATATCATGATTGCAGACCAAGAGTATGAAGATTCATTAGATGAAGATGCTGTATTGTCTGATGACGATATTGCTAGCATTATTGATAATGAAATTTCTACTGCCACAAATTACTATGAAGATGAACTGAATAAAGTTCATGCTCAAGCATTAAATTACTATTTTGGCAAACCTCGAGGTGATGAAGTAGAGGGCCGATCAAAAGCAATATCTATGGATGTTGCAGATATGGTCGAAGCTACTCTTGCTGAGGTAATGCCATTATATTCAAATCCTCGAATTGCTGTATTCAATCCTACAAATGAAGGTGATGAAAGACAAGCAAGGATTGAAACAAATATTTGTAATGATATATTCATGGAAAGCAACAATGGATATACCGTTATTTACAAAGCTGTGAAAGACGCACTTTTACAGAAGTACGCTTGTGTTGATGTATATATTGATGAATATGAAAAAGTTACATATGAGGAATATGAAGGCCTCAATCAAATGCAACTTTTTGAAGTCATTACTCCTGAAAATGAAGATCAAGAGCGTATTGTAACAAAACTTGAAATTAATGAAGAGACAGAAACTGCTGAAATTGAAATAAAGATTATTCAGACAGTGCGTGAACTTGTTGTTGAAGATTTTGCTCCTGAAGATTTCCTTTATTCAATTAGTCATAGAGATTCAAGTGCAGAAGGAATGCCTTTCTGTGCTAGACGTATGATAAAAACAGCTTCTGAACTTATTGCATGGGGCATTGATGAAGAAGTTGTTGAAATGCTTCCTGAGTATGGTTCTGATGTAAATCCTGCTCAGCTTGCACGAAATCAGTTAACAACTGAAGATGAATATAATTATTCAGATGATTCACAAAAGCCAATTGAAGTATTTAAATGCTTCGCTTTAATTGATTATGATCTTGATGGCATAGCAGAACTTCATGAGATTTATTATGCTGGCGATCGAGTAATTCGTCGCAAATTCTGTAAGGCAATTACATTTGCTACAGGTACTCCATTCATAGCATCTCATCGATTTGCTGGTCTTTCTCTTTTTGATAAGTTGAAAGATACACAAGATAACAAAACTTCATTTGTTCGTCAAATGCATGATAATGCAAGACAAATGAATAATCGTCGTCTTGAGGTAGTTGTTCCTAATGTTAATCTTGAAGATGTACTTGTTTCACGTCCTGGTGGAGTAATTCGCTCAAAAGTCAAAGGTTCTGTTAATCCTATTCCTGTTGATGACATTATTCCTTCTTGTATTAGTGCTCTTGAGTATCTTGATACTGTGAGAGCCGAGCGCGGAGGTGCTGCACTTGATATGCAGTCTGCTGCTCTACAAGTAGGTGGTAATGCTGCATATTCAACTGAACGTCAATATCAGTCCAAAGAAAAGATGGCTGCATTGATTTCAAGAACACTTGCAGAAACATTAATAAAATCCATTTATTTGAAAATTCATTTTGCTTTGCGTGAAGGATATACACAAAGCTATAATATGAAAATAAATGATGAATGGGTTACATCAAAGCCTATTGAATGGCTCCCGCGTCATCGTATTAAAATTGATGTTGGCATGTCCAAAGCTGAACGACAGGAAAAGGTACAGACTTTACATGGAACATTAGAACTTCAGATGAAGGCTATGGAAACTGAATCTGATGGTGTTTTGGTTAATCTTGAAAAAATTCATAATACTATTATGGATTTATCATATTGTTCTGGTCTTGATCATCCTGAACGTTATTGGATTGATCCAACTAGTGAACAAGCACAACAAACACTGAAACAAAAAGAACAACAGTCAAAAGCTGATCAGAAAAATATGCAGTTGATGCAGCAAATGATGATGAAGTTCCAAGAAAGTATTGAACAACAGCGTAATCAAATTAAGATTATGCAAGAAGAAAGTCGTCGTGCATCAGAGAATCAAGATCGTATGCTTAAGCTGCTTATGCATAATGATAAAATGCGAAAAGAGTATACTGAACTTGAAGTACAAAATAACGTAGATATCCCTGGGGAGGGTGCTGGTGATGCCTGAAGATCACTTTAAAGTTTTAAAAACACAAGAATTACTTGATAATCCAGTTTTTCAAGAAGTTGTTGAAAATCTTAAAGCTGAGACTGTCAAAGAATGGGTTTTATCTGAGACTGTTGAAGAAAGAGAAAAGAAACATTCTGAGATGAAAGGATTGCTTAAAATTCAGCAAGAATTAGAGCAAAGAATTGTAAACTTCAATTTTGAAGCTTTACAGAGTCAAGAAAATGAAGACAATCAGGAGACTGAATGATGTCTGGTAATACAGCAGTGCCATCTGGAGAGCAGTTGGCAAATATAAGCAGTTTAATTAATGAAGCAGCACCTATTGAAGATGAGAATCTTGATGCAGGTGAAGCTGATGATGAACTTGGCGACATTGAACTTGAAAACGGCGAAGCCCGTGATCAAGAAGATGAAGAAGTAGAAGATGAAGATTCAGATGATTCTAGCGATGAATCTGAAGATGATTCTGAACAGGAAGAATCAGAAGATGATGAGACTTCTGAGGATGAAGGTGGCGAGATTGAAATGCTTGCAGACCTCGCGGAATATCTTGAAGTTGATGAGGGAGACCTTTATCAAATTCAAATTCCGATGGGGGATGGCCTTGATCCCATTAGTCTTTCAGCATTGAAAGATAACTACATGGAAACTGAGCGACTCAGAGGGCAAATTGATACTGATCGACAGAATCTCGACAACACTGTTCGTGAAGTACGACAGCAATTTGAATCCGCTGCCGCTATTCCTGAATTACAGGAAGGCATTATGGTTCATGCTACAACAATGCGTGCTATCGTGCAAGCAAATGAAGCTTTTGATTGGGATGCTTTAGAAGCAAGCGATCCGACTCAGGCTATGTTGCAAAGGCAGAAGCTTGAAAGAGCATATGCTCAAGCAAAGCATAGTTATGACGAAGCAATGAGTGATTATCAAGATCGTCAAAAGGAAGTAATGGAAAATCTTCGCAAGTATGAATCTGCGAAGACAGCTGAGGTGATCCCTGAATGGCGTGATCCAAAGGTGTACCAGAAAGATGCTGATGCAATTGGCATTATGCTGGTTAAGGAATATGGTTTCAGTGAAAAGGAACTTGAGAATATTACTGACCATAGACTTTCTAAATTGGTTCGGGATTTAATGCTTCTTAAGAGCAAAGCAGCTGAAGTTACTCCTGGAAAGATCAAAGTCCAAAGGAAGAACAACGGCAAGCGTGCTCTCCCTGGTAAGCAAAATCAACAAAAGCAAGTTGCTGGCAAGAAAGCACTTAATAAAACAATTTCAGCTGCCAAAAAATCAAATGACTTACGAGTCAAAGCAGCTGGAGTAAGTGCCCTTATTAACGGAGGTTAACATGGCATTGCAAACTGCTACCGTTCTCGGTAATGTCGCATCTGGTGGCCTTATCCGAGAAGATGTAATGGAGAAAATCTGGGATATTTCCAGCATTCCTCTGCCGTTGAGTGATCGTCTTGGTGCAGCAAGTGAAGCAATCAATTCCTACCATGAATGGACGGAAGATTCTCTTGCAGCTCCTAGTACGAGTAACGCTGTGCTTGATGGTGCAGATCGTTCTGGTGATAACAACAAGAGTGGTTCTCGAGTTGGTAATCATTGCCAGATTTCTGTCAAGTATGTTACTGTGTCGACTCGTGCACGTCGTGTCAAGACAATCGGCCGCGCGGATGAGCTGTCATATCAGGTAATGATGCGTCAGCGAGAACTGCGTCGTGACAAAGAAGCTATTATGCTGACTCAGCAGGCTTCTCGTGCTGACAATGGTACGCTTGCTGGTCTTTCTGCTGGTTATGGTGCATGGCTTACTACCAATACTGATCGTGGTGTAGGCGCATCTGACGGTGGTTTTTCCAGTGGTGTTGTATCTGCACCTACTGTTGGTACCACTCGTGGTCTTACAGAAACTCGTGTTCGTGATATGGTGGAAAGTATTTACACCCAGGGTGGTGATCCTTCCATTATGATGTCTTCTCCGAAGCTCATCAGGAATTTCTCGAACTACCTGTTTACATCGTCTGCTCGTGTTGCTACGATTCAGTCTGATCAGGGCAAGTCTGCTGAAAAGGCAACTGCTCTTGGTGCTGTAAATATCTTTGTTACTGACTTTGGTACTCTTGAGTTGGTTTCAAATCGTATTTATCAGCCGACTGTTGCAACACCTGGTTCTCGTAATGTTGAAGTTTGCATTATGGACCCGATGTATCTCGGTCATGCACAGCTGTCTGGCTTTGTTACTGAGCCTCTGGCAAAAACTGGTCTGTCTGATGTTCGTCAGATGTATACTGACTGGTGCTTTGAGCTTAAGTCTGAGCCTTCTCAGGGCATTATCGCAGATATCGATGATGAAGTTGCAGTTGCCTTCTCGTAAGGTATAATTGGATTTGTGCACATGGATGTGATACTAATTGGAGTAAAATAATGCCTGAAAGTAAAACTACAGCAAAGCCTGCAACGAAGCCTGCAGCAAAACCTGTTCCTGAAGCTGATGAAAATTCTCTTTCTGATGTTGATGTAGCTGCTGTACCTGCTGCTGCAAAACCTAAGAATGGTGACATCAAGGTGAAAAATGTTACTGATCGTAACATTCACACTTCTGTTGGTAAAATTCCCGCCAAAAGCGAAGGATTTTGCACACAGGAAGATGCTGATTCATGTGAAGGTCTGGTAGTCATTGATTAATGGATGTTAAAATCAAACAAGATGGCTTTACATCGCGTTTAACGTATTGTGAAGCGACTGGTGAAGTATTACATGAGCTGGTCCAGGATGATAGGGATATCATCCTTGCTCGTAATGCTGAGCTTAGAAAGAATCCAGATGCAGTAAGAGATTTGTCATTTGGTAGACTTCTTGCATCTGTTCCTAATGAAGATTGGGAATGGTTTTTAAGGCAAAATAAAGGATTCTACCAAATGCCAAAAGAAGAGCGTGATAAACGCTTAATGGCATTTTTAAAAACTACTGAGCGTGGGAAAGCAAGTATGGTTCGCGAAGAAGGGAAACATAAATATTTAAGTATGACTAGTAAAACTGCTTAAGAGGTTAATTATGAATAGTTTAGGACTTGGTGGTGGTGGACCTATAGGAGCTGCTTTAGTTGATTTAAATGATGGAACTAAAGCATTGCAACTTGTAACACGCACTGGCGAAGAATTTTCTCAATCAGCAACTGCACTGTCTGCAGGTGGTGAATTTGAAATTGATGTATCTGAAAAAGCTAATTTGCTTGTAGAATTTGAAGCTACTGCTTTGCTAACTGCTGCTTTAGTTGAAGTACGTGGTCATGATTCAGGGCAATATATGCCACTTTATAATGCAGCTTCAGATTTTGATTCTCCTGATGAAACAATACTTAAGTATTATGTCAGTGAAGATAACAGTGCTCTTACAGAATTAAGCGCAAATACAAGATGTCAGATGTTATTTGATACTAAAGCAATGGGCAGTATAAAATTTACTCTTACTGCTGCATCTGGCACTGGCAGTATGTTTGCAAGAGGTGAATAATGGGTGTTGTTGTAACTGGAACTGGTGCCAAAATTGGGACTAAAGGTGGTGTATTACAATGGCCACAAGAGTTCCCTCTATCTCTTGGTGATTATGCTAATGATATAGGTAGCTGTGTCGGATGGTTCGATGCATCCGATCTCAGCACTCTGTTCGTTGATAAAACACAAACAGCAAATGCATCTGCTGACGGCGATTTGTGTGGTGAATGGCAAGACAAGAGTGATGCATCTGTTCCTGCTCACGTGCAGTCTGACAATGCAAATAGTGAAAATTGGCCTTCTCTTATATTGAATAAGAGGAATGGTCTTCCTGGTCTTTACTTTAATGGTGATGTTGCTCTTGGCACGAACATCAGGATGATCACCTACACTGGCGGTGAAGACATACTGGCGAACTACACAAGTTCAGGAATGACTATCATATTCGTTGGTGAGCTTGATGATTCCAATGAAGACCCTGCTGCTACTGTATGTGCAACAGCGAGAAATAACGTCGCTGACTCAAGGGGTTTCAGCATCACGCTTAACACCACAGAGCGCAGATTTCACTTGCAGGGTGATATCGGTGGTGGTGCAGGATCGAATCCACCTGCTAACACAGGATGGAGATATGAAGGATCGTTGCTTGTTGCAAACGATCCTTTTGTACATTCTTTCAGGGTTACTGATGCATCGCCAGATACTGAACAGGCTGGCATCAGCAATGGATCATCAACACTATTGACTGATGTTGCTCCAAACAGCACTGTCAGCACACCACAGCTTCCTGATAGCCATGACTTGCCTTTTGCTATCGGCGCACAGCACAGCAGTTCATTCAGTCAGTTCAATGGATGGATGTATGAACTGATTGTGTTTAATAAGACACTGACTGATGCAGAACTTAATCTTCTGATGAACATACTCAGAATGAAATGGGATATCTGATAGAACATGAAACAGTTCATATTCGCTGCTTACGATAAATCAGAGCATAGCTTAGGTGCTTATGCAGACTTGTTGTCTGTTACAGTAGCGAATCCTGCTGTATTCACATTCAATGTAGATGTAATAGCAACTGACTGGATAGACGGAGCAATACTTAGATTGACTGGATCATTATCTGGAACATTCTCACAAGATTTATTCAGAGCAGATGGATTCGAGTTAGAAGGTACAGGTGTAGCTGGTGAATGGTGGCTTAAGCTACCAGGAACATCAACATATGTTGAATGCACAGAAGAACCAACATACGGTGGATCAATTGAAGCATGGGTAGATTTTACTGCTGCTCAACATGCTGCAAGATTCTCAAATCTCATAAACACACTTCTGACTTACAACCTGAACACAGTTGTAACTCAGAATCCACCAACAACTCTTAATGTTCAGACTGACGGAAGTAACCCATGTGAACACTTCCTGACATTCATGCAGAACATGGATGTAGTTAATCTTGGTGCAATTTTGAGAGCAGGAA